TTCCTATCGACAGTGACTTTGGACAAAAGATTAAGAGTTCTAAAATTGGAATTGTGTGGCACACCACTTATACTGGTAGCGCACTTCAAGATATGAAAGCATCATTTGGAGTCAATATTAAAGGACTTAGTACACCATCTTCAGTTTGGATGGATGATGCAACTTATAAGGATGTTGCTGGTAAGGCAACAATGACTGAGAAAGAAACTGAAACAGTTACTAAATCATTATCTGGTGCTGGAAAAACATTCCAAAAAATTAATGCATCTATGCTTAATAAGTTTTTAAGAATACAGGATACATTCACAGGTAATCTTGCTGGTGCGTCATTAAAGACGTATTATAATAGTAAGGTACGAGAAGGTAAACCAATCAGCAATCCAAAGGGACATGCTGAAGGATATCTAAAGTGGGTATCTAATGTATATGATAAAAGAATTAAAAGTCTCAAAACAGAAAAATCTCAGACTAAAGTAGCAAACGAACAGAAAGAGATGTTACGAGAACTAAAGAAACATACAAAGAATTTAGAACAGGTTATCTTGTTTCAGAACTATTTAATTGAAGCAAAGATGGGTATTGTTAAGAAACTAAATAGTGTTAAGCAATTAACTGACACATTCATTAGAACTTCCAATGGATATAAAGTAGTTAATCCAGAAGGATTTGTTGCCATTGACAGAGTGAGTGGTAATGCGGTAAAGTTAGTTGATAGAATGGAATTTAGTTATAATAACTTTACAGCAATCAAGGCATGGGACAGATGAAAAAGTTTTCAGAATTAACATCTGAGTTGTATGAAAAGAAAGCAATGTCTATTGCAACAAGACGAGCAATGGGTAGGCGTATGTCGAAGATGGCAAAGTCCTCTGCATTCAAAGCGAAGGTTGCACGAAAGAAAATGAAACTTGCAACTCCAGACATGTTACACAAACGTGCAATGAAAGCTGCAAAGATGTTAATCCTTCAGAAATTTGCTGGTTTAAGTCCAGCGAAGTATATGAAACTTCCTCCTGCTGCAAGGGTAGAGATAGATAATCGTATAGTTGCAAAGAAGGGACTTGCCATTCAGAAGATTGCAAAGAAGATGATGGTTAAGTTAAAGAAGCAAGAACTTGAAAGATTAAAAGGTATTAGACAGGGTGGGGATGCATGAAAAAGTTTTCTGAAATTATAGAAGCTCGTGGAGACACGGCTGTATTTACTTTTGGTAGATTCAATCCACCAACTACAGGACACGAGAAGTTACTGGACGCAGTTGCGAATCAAGCAAAGAAGAATAGCGCACCATACTACGTCTTTGCATCTCATTCTGAGAACGCAAAGAAAGACCCTTTACCATATGCAAAGAAACTTGCATACATGAGAAAGATGTTCCCGAAACATGCAAGGAACATTGTTGTTGATAAAGCGAGACAGGTATTTGAGATTGCTGTATCTTTATACAATAAAGGACACAAATCAGTTGTAATGGTTGTTGGTTCTGATAGAGTAACAGAGTTTGATGACTTACTCAATAAGTACAACAAGGTAGAAGGTAGACACGGATACTACGAGTTTGAAAGCATCAAAGTTCTCTCTGCTGGTGAACGTGATCCAGATGCAGAAGGTGTGTCTGGTATGTCTGCTTCTAAGATGAGAGCAGCTGCTGTTAAAAATCAATATTTAAATGTTGTTGATGTAAGAGGTAAAACAACAGAATATGGTTTTGAAGCTGGACTTCCTAAAGGATTTGGGCAAGGAATGTCTTTATATAAAGATGTTCGTAAGTTCATGGGCATTCGTGAGTCTTTTGTTCCTAGAACAAATGTAATGACTGATGAGGATGTTGTTCGTGATTTGTACATGGAGAATAAGATTTTCTGTGTTGGTGACATCGTAGAAGATAATTACACTGGTGTTTCTGGTGAGATTGTCCGTAGAGGCACTAACTATATTACATTCAAAGAAGAGGATGGTACATTCCACAAGAAGTGGTTGTATGAAGTAAAACAAACTAAAGAGACTAAGGGTAGAGATTACAAGAAGGAATACCAAGATTATCAAGGTACACCAGAACAGATTGCAAGACGTTCTAGTCGAAACAAAGCCCGAAGAGCAATGGGTGATAAAGCAGTAAAGGGTATGGATGTAGGACATAAAGATAATAATCCTATGAACAATGACCCAAGTAATCTTAAAAATGAAGACCCATCTGTTAACCGCAGAGAACCAAGACTTAGATCAGAAGTAAAACAAGATAAAGATATTAAGGACAGAAAAGGTACTGAACCAGCAAAGTATTTTGCAAAAGATGCTGATGGTGATGAGATGTCTGTTTCTACTAAAAAGAAACGTGCAGCACACTTTGCAAAAGGTAAAGACGGCCCTGCTCCAGGCGATGGTAATGCAGAAACAAAACCATCCAAAAGTACAAAGAAATTTAAAGACATGTTTGGTGAGGAAGACCCATGTTGGGATACTCACAAACAAGTTGGTATGAAAAAGAAGAATGGTAAGATGGTGCCGAACTGTGTTGCTAAAGAAGATTTTCAGTTAGATGAGAAGATTGAAGGACTTGTTACGAAAGCAGAAAAGTCTGGTGTACCTTATGGAATTCTAAAGAAGGTATACGACAGAGGAATGGCTGCATGGAAGACAGGACACCGCCCAGGCACTACCCCACAACAGTGGGCATTTGCAAGAGTTAATTCTTTTCTTACAGGTGGTAAGACTAGAACAACTGCTGATGCAGATTTATGGAAACAAGCAAAAGGAAAGAAAGAGGACACAGAGGATTCTCGTGAAATCGGAACTGATGCTTCGAGAAAAGAAAGACAGAAAATGACGCCAGGCCAGAAAGTATTCTCATTTAAAGAACATATTAATTGTGGAACACCAGATTGTTGTAATGAATGTGCAACGTCAAGTCTAATTGAATCTAACGAATATCGTGTGGGTTCAGAGAAATACTATGAATTTTTTAACGAAAAACGAAGCCTTTATGAGAGAGGTGAACTAAGTCCAGAAGGGTTTGATAAAGAACTTCTGGAAGGTGATATCGGTAAATACGACATGTATGATGGAGAACATGTTCCTTTGGATTGCCCACTAGTGGAATCTGAATATCAAGGGACAGACGTAGAACTAAATAAACCAATGGTTGGTGGTTCTAAAAAGTATTATGTATATGTGAAGAACGATAAAGGAAATGTCATTAAAGTTTCTTGGGGAGATACCTCTGGATTAAAAGTAAAACTAAATGACAAAGGTGCAAGAAAATCGTTTGCTGCAAGACACGATTGTGCAAACAAGAAAGACAAGACTAAAGCAGGGTATTGGGCATGTAACTTGCCACGATACGCAAAGCAACTTGGTTTATCTGGTGGAGGAAACTTCTTTTGGTAAGCCCATATAATGATTTAGGGTTGGAAACTGACATCATGCTAAGAGAGTTTCAGCATGACGTTGATGATAGTGAACTGGTTTGGCATCGTGATAGAAGCGATAGAGAAATTACTGTACTTTCTGGATATAACTGGAAATTGCAGATGGACGATAACCTGCCTAAAGAACTGAAGCATGGTAGAATATATCATATAAAGAAGATGGTTTACCATCGATTAATAAAAGGAAGTGGTAAATTACTACTTAAAATTAGGGAAAAGTAACATGACTAGATATAGCAAAACAATGAGTGAATCCCTTGCAGAAGTTCGTAAGGTAACTCAAGATCAAATTGCAGAATCATCTGCTCGTAGGGACGCAATGCGTCACGGCGCTGGTGGTAGGAGAGGTATCGATCCTGCTGACAGAGATGATGACAAGGCAACAGATAAAGACCAAGAAATGGCAAAGAAGAATATGATTCTGCAATTGCGTAAGGCAAAAGATACAAGAGGTAACTTTGAGGTTTCGTTCCAAGATGGAAAGAAACAGAAGGTTGATTCTAAGATTATTGATGCATTACTTCAAGCACACGATGGAATTCAGAAGCCAAATGATAAACTAAAGTTTGTTGCTATGATTGGCAAGTCCTATCGTGACATGCTGAAGGTTGCACAAGTTGTTATTAAACAACTCCGTATGGGAGAAGAAACTTTCCTTGAAGGTTTTGAAGTAGAAGAAATCGATGAGATGAAGATGAATGACCCTAAGTTGAATAAAATATTCGACAAACTAAAGAAGGGACAAACAATCAAACTCAAGACTAGTTCTACAATCAGCAAAGGTTCAGACTTTGTAGATTATGTTGTTATGTCAAAGAATACAGTAAACAAGGGTAAAGTAGAAAAAGTTACTCTTGTCACTAAAGGTAACGAGAAATCAGTGAAGAAGTTCCTATACAAAAGAGATGATAAAGTAACATTCGCTATCGGTAATATGGCTGCGTCTATTGATGATATCAAAGAAGAACTTGGTGAAGGTAAAATGAAGGATTTACACGGTTATATCTCAAAAGGAATGTCTGCACAAGATATTGCTAAGAAGATGCAACTTGATGTTAAAACAATCCAAGCATTAATGGATGAGACTGACCTAGAAGAAGCATCTAAAGAAGGTACAATTCGTATCATTGATTTGGGGAATCGCAATCAAGACAAAATTCGTAAGGATTTGGGTGTCGATAAACTTCCAAACAAAGGTTTCCAAGTACAGGTTATGACTA